TATGCAACTTAACATTGCTAAAGCCAACGATGCAGGTTCACCAACATTATCACTAGCACCAAGAACAGCCAATGTATTAATTGGTTGGGAAAACATACCAGACGCTAACTACGGAGCTTAATAATGGCTAGAGCTAAAAGAGCTGTATCACAGCCAGTATCATTGCCAGCACCAGTAGGTGGATGGAACGCTAGAGATGCTTTACCAGCAATGGCCCCTAGTGACGCTGTTATTCTTGAGAACTGGTTTCCAGCAACGACAGAGGTAGCATTAAGAAACGGTTACGCAAAACACGCTACAGGTATCACAGGGCAAGTAGAAACGCTCATGGCATACTCTGGGGCAGCCACAGACAAGTTATTTGCTATCGCTGGTGGCAGTGTATACGATGCAACTGCTACTGGCGCTGTAGGCGCTGCTGTATTAACTGGATTAACCAACTCACGATGGGGCTATTGCAACATAGCAACCGCTGGTGGCAACTTTCTATCCATGGCCAATGGTGTAGACGCACCTAGAAATTATAATGGATCTACATGGTCTACTCCTGCTATTACAGGTGTTACAACTACTAAATTGCGTGACCCTATCCTGTATGCTGAAAGACAATTCTTTATTGAGGATAACAGCCTAAAGGTATGGTATCTACCAGTTGATTCTATTGCTGGTGCTGCCAATGTTGTAGATGTTGCGTCATTTATGACTAAAGGTGGCTTTATTGTAGCTCACGGCACATGGACTATTGATGCTGGTAACGGTGTAAACGACCATTATGTGATTATGACTAACAAAGGTCAAATCATCGTGTATCAAGGCATAGACCCTACATCAGTTACAACATGGTCTATGGTAGGTGTGTGGGATATTGGTGCGCCAGTAGGCCGTAGAAGCTTATACAAATACGCTGGTGATATGCTTATCATCTGCCAAGACGGTGTAGTGCCATTATCAGGCGCTTTACAGTCATCTAGGGTTCAACCTAGGGTAGCCATTACTGACAAGATTCAATATGCTATTTCAGAGGCTGTAACTAGCTATGCCAACAACTTTGGTTGGCAATTAATGTATGTGCCTACTATTAACCAATTATGGTTAAATGTGCCTATACAAGAAGGCCAAAATCAACAACAATATGCAATGAACACCATTACAGGCTCATGGTGTAATTATACTGGTTGGAACGCTAACTGCATGGAAATGTTTGATGACGAGCCTTACTTTGGCGGTAATGGTTATGTTGCTCATGCTTGGTACACAAGTGCAGACGATGGAAATAACATCACAGCATTAGGGCTACAAGCCTTTAACAACTTTAACGGTGCAGGTCGCTTAAAACGATTTACTATGAGCCGTCCTATATTTAGGACTGATGGCGCTCCAGCTATTTATGCTGGCATAAACATTGACTTTGATACATCCTCTCCAACCGCTTCTCTAAATTTTAGTCCGTCTACATTTGCTAAATGGGATTCAGCTTTATGGGATGCTGGAACTTGGGGTGGTGCATTGTCTATATTGCAAAACTGGCAAGGTCTAAATGGTGTTGGCTATTATGGCGCACCTATAGTTAAGACTGCTGCTTCTGGCATACAAGTTAGATGGGTAGCCACTGACATTGTTATAGAGGGTGGTGCAATCCTGTAATGTTAGTTCAAGGCGAATATGTCGCTCGTTGGGTGATGGAAAAGGTAGGATCTTATACAGAAGGCATGACAGCCCTAGGTTGGGAGATAGACGGTGTTATTGTAGCTGGCACAGCCTTTGAAAATTGGAACGGCAACAATATGTTTGGCCATCAAAGGATAGATTCACCACCAACTAAAGGCTATTGGCTAACAGTAGTTGATTACATATTTAATCAAGTAAAGGTTAAACGCTTTACGGCTACCGTAGAGGCTGATAACCACAAAGCAATAAGCCTTAACCACAAGATAGGTTTTGTAATAGAAGCAACTTTAAAAGACGCAGGTCGTAATGGTGATTTACTTATAATGACCTTATGGCCTGAAAACTGCAAAATGTTAAACTGGAGTAAAAAAAATGCTAGGTAAATTCGTGCAATTAAGATTGCAAGGTGTTCGTGATCCATTTATATCTATGGCCAATGGTAAAGCTAAAGCACCACCAGCTCCTGACTATACTGCTGCGGCTAGAGAAACATCTGCTGGTAACTTAGAGGCTGCAAGGGCTACTGCTGCTGCTAACCGCACCAATCAAGTTACTCCATACGGCAATCTAACTTACACAGCCAACCCAGGCACTGATCCATACGGCAATACCTTATACACTGCCACACAAACACTATCTCCAGAACAGCAAAAGATTTACCAACAAGAAAGTCAGCTTAACGAAGGCTTAATGTCTACAGCTAATAAAGGCTTAAACTACGCTAACGAAATGTTAAGTCAGCCTGGTGTAGATATGTCTAAATTGCCATCTTATGGCATTAATCCTGGCGAAACTTACTCTGACGCTATTATGCGTAGGTTAGCACCACAAATTGCTCAAGAAAGCGAGATGTCTGATGCTCAGTTAGCTAACCAAGGTATTGCTCAAGGCACAGAGGCTTATCAAAACGCTAAACGCCAATTAGCCATGAGCCAAAACGACAGACAACTTGGTGCTATTACAAGTGGCATGAATGTTGGATTAGGTGCAAATCAACAAGCTTTTCAACAAGAAGCTTATAATCAAATGCAACCTATCAATGTTATTAACGCATTGCGTACAGGTTCACAAGTGCAAAATCCTACATTTGCTAATACGCCTAATCAAGCAGCTACTGCTGGCCCTGATATACTTGGCGCTACTCAACAAGGTTATAACGCTCAATTAGCTGCCACTAACGCTGCCAACTCTGCTAAAGGTGGATTTATGAGTGGTTTAATGGGTCTAGGCGGTGCAGCTTTAATGTCACCAACAGGTACATTTACATCAGATATTAATGCTAAAGAAAACATTACTAAAATTGGTTCATTAGACAATGGCCTTAACCTTTACTCATACAACTACAAAGATGGCTATGATTTGCCTGAAGGCAGACAAATTGGTGTTATTGCTCAAGAAGTTGAAGCGGTTATGCCAGAGGCTGTTGTTGAAATGGCTAATGGGTTTAAAGGTGTTAATTACGCAATGTTAGGGGTTTAATATGGATTTAGCACAATACTTACCTACATTTGGCAATCAAGAGCAAATGCCACAAGATGACACTTTGATGCAAATTGAATTAAAACGCAAGTTAGCTTTGGCTGATGCGTTACGCAATCAAGATATGCCGCAAGGTCAAATGGTATCAGGCCATTATGTTGCCCCATCATGGACGCAGGGTTTAGCTAGCATAATTGGTAAATATCAAGCTGGTAAAAAAGAAAAAGAAGCCATGCAACAATATGGTGATTATCAAACAGCGCAAAAAACTAAACGAGCAACTGCTTTAGGTGACCTTATAGAAGGCATGGGTCCAGAAAAAGTTACTACAACAACAGAGCAAGCTGTTAGCAAGCCTTTAGAAATGGGCGCTAATGTCCCAACATCTCCATTTGGCACTACAGATCAAGTTGCTCAAACAGCACCTAGCTTTGGCGGTACAGCACCTCAAAGTTATACTGGTGAAACAACATCTATGCAACCAGTTACATCAACAACAATGCGACCAAGAACGCAACAAGAATTGATGGCTAATATAATTAGATATGGTACTGCTACTGGTGACAGTAAAATAGGTGAGGATTTAGCACTTGGTTTAGCTAAACAAGCATTTACTCCAAAAGAAATTGAATATAAAGATTTAGGTAATCAATTGTTGCCTGTTTACAAAACAACTGGTGAGCCTGTGCCTGGATTAAAACCATTGCCTAAAGGCATGACTCCAGACCAAGAGCAACAAGCTAAATGGGATCAATTCAAATACGCTAATCCATCAGCAACTGATTTAATGCAAAATAAAACATCATTGCGTGGTCAAGACATTACGGTTCGTGGTCAAAATATGACCGACTTACGATCTAAACAGCAAAATGAAATAAATGCTGGTAAAACAGTATTTGAGCGCACCAATACGCTTCGTAATGACTTTGCTGGATTGCCTGAAGTTAAATCTTGGAATGTTGTGCAGCCGTTGCTTGTATCTGCAAGGGACGCTGCTAAAGATACTACTGGTGGTAGTGATTTGAATTTGATTTACGCTATGGGTAAAGTAATGGACCCAGGCTCTGTAGTTCGTGAAGGTGAATTGCAATTAGCTGGCAACACAGGTTCATTTGGCGAAAAACTTAAAGGTTATTACAAATCTGTTGCGGCTGGTGGTAACTTATCTCCAGCAGTTAAAAAAGATTTATTAAATCAAATTGAAAGCCGTGCTAAAAACCAACAGCAATTATATACAAACACCAAAACTAAATACGGTGAAATTGCTAAACAGTATGGCCTTAATCCTAATGAATTATTTGTTGAAGGCATTACAACTCCACCTACAGCTACAAGCTCACTTCGCTCACAAGCTGATGCAATTTTAGGAAATAAATAATATGGCAAATGCAGATGATTACGCACAATGGATTGTAACTAATCAAGATAAAAAAGGCACACCTGAATTTAATACTGTTGCTCAAGCTTACCAAGAGGCAAAGTCTGAAGGCAGTATGCCTAGTCAAGAAATGCAAGCACCTGTTCGTGGTCCTGCAACACCTAGACAAGAAATAGTAGCTTCTACTGGTGGCAGAGTATTACAAGGTATGCGTGATCCAATAGACGAGGCTGCTGCATTATTGCCTAAAGGTTTACAAGCAATTACATCTTTAGGTGGTTACGCTCCAAATCCAGTAAGTGAATTCTTAGGTTCTGAAGCTGGTCGTGTGCAAGGCATAAACAAGGCAAACGAAGCTGAATATAAAGCAGCTAAACAAGCTACTGGTTTTGAAGGTAGCGATGTGTCAAGATTTGCTGGCAATGTGTTAAGCCCTGCTAATGTGGCTATTGCATCTAAACTTCCAATGGCATTGCGTGGCGTTCAAGCTATAAAAGCTGGTGCAGGTGTTGGTGCTATTGGCGGTGCTTTAACACCATCTGGCGATGTCAATGATGAAAATTATTGGATAAACAAAGCAAAAGAAGTTGGTAAAGGCGCAGCATTTGGCGCTGGTACATCAGGATTGCTTGCAGGTGTAGCAAGAATGGTTAGACCTGAAACTAATCCTATGGCAGCACAATTAATGAAAGAAGGCGTTACACCTACACCAGGTCAAATACTTGGTGGGGTTTATAATACGGTAGAAGAAAAATTACAAAGCTTACCAATTTTAGGTGATGCAATTAGTTATTCAAAACGCAAAACGCAAGAAGAGTTTAATAAAGCGGCTTTAAACCGTGCATTAGAGCCTATTGGGGAAAAAGCAACTCAAGCTGGCCGTGCTGGTGTATTAGAAGTTAAAGAAAAACTAGGCAAAGCTTATGAATCATTGTTGCCAAAAATCTCATTTAAGCCTGATCAACAATTTGTGCAAGAATTTGACAATCTAAAACAAATGGCAACTGGTCTTGGGCCAAAAGAACAAGCTAAATTTAATTCAATTATTGATGATGTAATGAGCAAAGCTTCTCCTAACGGATCGATGCTTGGCACAACATTTAAAACTGTTGAGTCAAAATTAAACAAAGAAGCTAAAAACTTTACTAGGTCATCAGATGCTTATCAACAAGAGTTAGGCAGTGCATTAAATGAAGCGTTACGCATATTGCGTGATACTTTGCCTAGGGTAAACCCAGGCTTTTCTGACGAGCTAAAAGCCATTAATACTGGCTATGCTAATTACACTAGGATTCGTCAAGCAGCAAGCTCAACAGCAGCAGGTGCAAGAGAAGGTATGTTTACACCAGCTCAATTAGCTCAAGCCGTAAGAGCGCAAGACACTAGCGCAGGTAAAGGTGCAAGTGCAACAGGTCAAGCTTTAATGCAAGATTTAGCAGAACGAGGCACAAATGTATTGGGGGCAAAAGTTCCTGATTCTGGAACTCCTGGCAGAGCTGCTTTAGCAGGTGGAGGTGTACTTGCTGGAGCTACTGGGACAGCGTTACCTTTAGCGGCTGCTTTAACGGCTAGTACCTTGCCTTATTTAGGAAGAAAAACAGCGGCAGCAGTGCTTACAAAACGCCCAGAATCTGCCAAAAAACTTGCCGAGCTTATAAGGAAAAGTAGCCCTTACATCGCTGGTGCAGCTAATCCTGCGCTGTCTGATAAAGGACAATAGCCATGAGTAAAACGCTACACCTATTAATGTGGTCAATATAGTCATGTTTAATACTACAACAAAACACAAAAGGAATCAATAATGGCTCGTAACGGTTCAGGCACATACAACCTGCCAGCAGGAAACCCTGTCACCACAGGGACTACAATCTCGTCAACATGGGCTAATACTACATTGTCCGATATGGCCACAGCACTTACAGGATCTGTAGCCTCTGATGGTCAAACAACACCTTCTGCTAACCTTCCTATGGGAGGATTTGCTCATACCAATGTAGGCAATGCTACAGTGCGAAATATGTACCCATCTGCTGGTCAAGTGCAAGATGGCGGTCTAACTTATCTTACTACGGTGTCTGGTGCTGATACTATTACGGCTGTAGCTGCTGTAGGTATGACTGCCTATGCTACTGGCCAACAATTTACATTTGTATCTGCTGGAGCTAACACAGGCGCTGCTACAATCAACATAAACAGCATTGGCGCTAAATCAATTGTAAAGACTAATGGTAGTGCATTGTCTGCTGGCGATATTGCTAGTGGTGCTGCTGTGCAATTAATTTACGATGGCACTAACTTTCAATTTGCAAATAAATCTGTTTCAGCGGCTGGTGATGTAGCTGGCCCAGCATCATCAACTGATAATGCTGTTGCTAGGTTTGATTCAACAACTGGCAAAATAATACAAAACTCAGGTGTTATTGTTGATGACACTAACAATGTAACTGGTGTAGCAACTTTAAAAGCAACAACAACAATTGGTGTTGGCAATGCTACTCCATCAGCTTCAGGAGCAGGAATTACATTCCCAGCTACACAGAGTGCTAGTACGGATGCTAATACGCTAGATGATTATGAGGAAGGTACTTGGACACCTACATGGCTTGGTTCTTCTACTGCGGGGTCTACTGCATATTCTGTACAAATAGGTAGATATACTAAGGTTGGAAGGTTGGTCTCTTTATATTTTGATGTTGCTATAAGTTCTGCCACAGGAACAGGTGATGTAACCATAGGTGGATTGCCTTTTGCATCAGGTATCCAAGCAGTCAATGCTGGTAGCATAACTTCGTACGGAGTAGTTTATACAGGGAATACTCTAGCCTCAGTTTTTCTTTCAGCAACAAGTTCATTTGTAATATATTCATCACTTACCACCGCTAGTCCTTCGCAAGTAGCTATGGCAAATGCAGCTTTAGAACTTACTGGCACAGTTACATATACAATTTAAAAGGAACAAATCATGATTACAGAAACTAAGACAATTGACCAGATTACTATTACGGAGAACGGCACTATCCTCTACCGTGAGGCTACTCGCATTTTAAAAGATGGTGAGCAGATAGCACAAACCTATCACCGTTCTAGTCTAGCCCCAACGAGTGACTTAACTGGTATACCTGCTAATGTAGTAGCGATTGCTAATGTAGCGTGGACACCTGAAATTATTGCAGCTTATCAAGCATCATTAAACATATAATGGAAAAGATAATAGCCAAGCTTAATGCTTTCTTAAGCCAATTTTGCATTGTGTGTAAAATACCTTGCGACAAGCAAATGCACTTTATATGTGGATTTATCATAGCTGCCGTATTAACACCTTTTATAGGCTTTTACGCTGTTGTTGTAGTAGCTATTATTGCGCTATTAAAAGAGATATACGATGCACTACATCCTGACAAGCACACTGCTGACTTTTGGGATTGGGTAGCAACTACACTAGGTGGTTTGGTAGGATTTGTTGTAACAGCTTTATTGGGATAAATAATGGAAACTCAAAACTTAATCAACATAGTAGGCGGCACTGTTCTTTCTGTTTTGGGCTGGTTTGCTCGTCAATTATGGGATGCCGTCCAAGACCTCAAGCGTGATGTTAAATCAATTGAGGTTGATTTGCCTACATTCTATGTCCGTAAAGAAGACTTGGAATCAAGGCTAGACCGCCTAGAGGCCGTTCTTAACCGTATCTTTGAGAAGCTAGACCACAAAGCTGACAAATGAATCAACAACAAAAGTTAGAAGCCCTCTTTGACAAGCTAGTAGGTCAAAGAATTGAAGAAGTAGGTATTGACAACGATGAGTTTGTAATGTATACAGAGGATGGCACTTGCGTAGTGCTTTTCTCTGATGAGGACTTACAACTATATTATGAGCTTCCTGACAAAACCCACTAAGACACACTTCGTGTTGCCTGATGTTCAGGCTAAAGATGGTAATGACTTTACATTTTTAACTTGTATAGGCAAATACATAGTTGATAAAAAGCCTGATGTAATTATATGTATAGGGGACTTCGCTGATATGGAGTCCCTTTCTTCTTATGATGTGGGTAAAAAGTCATTTGAAGGTCGTAGCTACCAAAAAGATATTTGGGCTGCTAGAGAGGCTATGGATGCCCTTCTACAGCCTATATACGACTACAACAATCAAGCCAAAAGTTTTAAACACAAACAATACAAACCTCGTATGGTGCTGACATTAGGCAACCATGAAGACCGCATTAATCGTGCTATTAACGAGGATAGAAAGCTAGATGGATTAATCTCTATTGATGACTTGCCTTACCAAGATTGGGAAGTCATACCGTTTTTAAAGGTAATAACCATAGACGGCATAGCATACGCTCATTACTTTACATCGGGGGCTATGGGCAGACCTATTGGTTCTGCTGCTGCATTGCTTACAAAAAAACACATGAGCTGCTTTGCTGGCCATCAACAAGGCAGACAAATTGCTTATGGCATGAGAGCTGATGGTTCTGAAATGACCGCTATAATATGCGGTAGCTGTTATTTGCACTCGGAGTCATATCTTGGAGAACAAGGCAACAATCACTTTAGGGGTTGTTATATGCTTTATGATGTAGAGGATGGCAGATTTGACGAATTGCCACTAACACTCAAATATCTTAAGAGTAAGTATGCCTAGCCCTTCGGGGCTTTTTTATTATGATTTTATACCGTATGCGTAAATTAAACGGCAAAAACCTGTGGGATGGTAGGCATGCTATTGTCAGGCGTGTAGATAGGACAGCTCGTAAAATTGCCCGTCTATACAAACTACGAGGGAAGTTACGGCTATGAAATTC